CCGCCTTGCGTGTTGCCCTGCACCTGCCAGATCGGCTGCCCGGTAGTAGTGACCTGCGCCATGAACCCGTACATCGTGCCGGCGTTACCGAAGATGTGCGTCGGACGCAAGGCGGGCGGTTCGGCATTGAGCACTAATTGCGACGCGTTCGCTACGTCGTTGAAGAGGTTAGCAACGTTGAAGGTTGCCGAGGAGTTTCGGGATACCGCCTGCGCCCCTGCCACAATGGACGCACACAGCACGGTCTCGAACTGCGTTGCAATCTGCCGGGCGGCCTGCCGGGCGTGCCATTCGTCATACGCCACGCCGGGGCCCATACGGTCGATCACCTGCTGCGAGACCTGTTGTCCGGAGGTGTACGTCCCGACGGCCGCCGAGGCATACGTGACAGACGGCGAGTACCCGCCAGAGGCTGAGGTATTCTCGCCGGCCTGCTCGATAGCGCCTACGCCTGTCTGCACGTTTGGAACATCGACCGTCATACCGGACGCCGGGAGCGGTGCCTTCGTGGCATACGCTAGGATTGGGGCGGCCTGCGAACGGTAGATGGCGAACTTTTCCAGCCAGAACTCCGGCGGCGTGAAGGTGCCAAGCGAAGTCAGGCCGGTGCTGGCGTCTCGGCGTTCCATGCCCTGCACCCATTCGCGGGCGCGTTGCTCGACACGCTCAGGCGTTGCCCCTGCCATTGCCTCCCGCTGACGGAACGCCCGAAGAACACGGCGCCCAAACTTGTCGCCCTCCAGCACGTGCCGGCGGATCTCCTCGCCGTAGGCGGCCATGCGCTCTTCCGCCTGCGCGAGGTTGCCACGGCCGGGGAGCTTGTTCAGCCCGGCCGTTCTTATTGCCGCCAAATCCAAAACCCAGCTTGCGGCGTCCCCTTCGGGGCTGTAGATACTAGGCTTCTCGCCCATGTAATTCCCTCCTTAGGGGAAAAACCGGAAACCGGCTTGACAACCGGCGGCGCCGGCCTATAGTTAGAACAGAAGGCGCAACCGGCGCCCGTAAAGAAAGGAACAAACAGCCGTGCTACTTATCCCAGTTCTAGATCTTCGTCGCCGCCACCGGAAAAGCGAGACAAACAACGGCACAGGCGTTATCAACATGGCCTTTGCCCCTCCGGGCACGCCCGCTCCTGCTTACCAGGGCCCAATCAGCAATCGGAAACGCCGTCAAGACCTCCGCCACGCCAAACGCCTGACCGCCGCCGCCGCACCTGCCCCAACATACCCGGAGCCGATGCCAACTCCTGCAATGCGCGCTGTGCGCCCCGCCGGCCGATGAAAACCCGCCACTTGGCGACAATAGACGCCGCCGTCGATGCGTGGCTTGGAGTTCTCAAGTACCTCGTGGTCGGCGCCCTCGTACTGGCGGCGTTCGTTCTCCTGTGGTCGGCGTTCGGCCCGCAGCCTAAGTCCGTGCCGTGCTACGCAACGCCTAGCGGTGCGGTGTGCTCGACTGTTCGGCTCGAGCCTTCACAAGGATAGCCGCCACCTTCTCGTCCTGCGCCTTCTTGGCACGGGCGATGATCTCGGAGATCGTCTCGTTGCGGGCCTTCGCCTTTTCGGCAATGACCTCCGGTGTCAGTTTTGCGGCGTAGTCCGCAAAACTGGCCACTCCGACGCCGACCGGCTCCTGCTTGCCGTCCCGGAGTTGCGTAGCCTTGTCGTAGGCCATGACGGCCGTTATGGCGAGGTCGATCTTCTTGGCGTCCATCTTGAACGCCTTCTTGAGCCTGGTGCCTCGGTAAGTTTCTTTCGTTTTGGCGTTCTTGAGGTGCGCCGCCAGGCGTGAATCGTGGTCGTGGCGAACTAAGCGAGTGTTCACGGCGTCGATCAGTTTTTCGGTTGCCGTCGTCATGCGTGCGTCCGACTGCGGGAACTCCTCGACCGGAAGCCCTCGACTTTCGAGCACCTGCAAAGACCGCATCCAGCCCCACGGGTCGGCAACGATAAGCTCGACCTTCCACTTCCGCGCCGCCGTCTCGATCATGTCCTCGACGTCCAGCGGGTTGACTCGCCACTCGGAGGTCGCTACGACGGCGCCGTCCTCGTCCACGGTGTCGCCCTCCCAGCACCCGACCACCTGCAGGACGGGCACGTCCTCGATACTGCACGCTGTGAGCGCCGTAGAGTCCCCTCGTTCGCCGCCCCTCGACCCGTCGAGCGCCAGGACTACTCTAGCCCCATTCGGGATCGTAGCCTCTTCTAGGCCGTCCCATGCCCCGTCAGCGAGGAATGAGTCGCCGGCCGCCCGCACGATGTTGAAGTAGAACCGGAACGACCGGCCCGGCCTTGAGGTAGGGTCGGCGATCTCGGCCGCCAGGCGTTCGACGTCCAGCCAGGTGCTGTCTCCCCGTGCGTCAATGAGTGCCGCGACCACCTTGTCGTGGTCCTGCAGGTCTTCGACCGTCAGTTCGTGCGGCGCCTCCAAGGAGTCGTAGTAAACGCCCGGCATTTTGCCGCCGGACCTCTCCCAAGCCAGGTACGTCTGCTCCGCCACCGATCCCTCGTCCGGGAGGTGTGCGTTCGTGATCTCCACTACCCGCGCCGAGCCGTCTCGGCTCTTGGCGAGGTTACGCTGGATGACGGCGAACATTTCCAGCCCGTCGTTGTTCGCCAGCCAGTGCTGGGTCTCGTTGGCGATGACCAAAGTCGGGCGCCCGCCTTCTAGGCTTCGCGGACTCGACGTCACGGCCTTGATCCGGCCCGTGCCCGCCCGCCCGTAGATGATCTCCTTGCCGGGATCTACCGCATACTCCGCCTCACACCTCGGCGAGATCATGGCAGGGAAGAGACGCATAGTGTTGTTCGTCTGTTCCTGCGACACTGCCGCAATGTCGATCCACGGCGCCGGGTGCTGCACGGCGATCGGCGTTCCGTCTGGCGCCCACTCCCCGAACCGGCACGGCCCGCACAACTCGGCGAGCGCAATGGTTGCCAGCAGCGGATCTTTACCCCACCCCTTGATTCTCCGCAACACTGCCCTGCGGTGTGCGAACTTTCCGGTTGCCGTTATCTCGTACAGGCGCAGGATTATGTCCCGCTGCTCGTCTGTGTAGATGAACGGCTCGCCGGCATTCGGCCCGTCCGGTTGGAGGACCATAGGGTCGCCGTACTCGCCGTCCACGTACCCGGAAACCCAGCCGATGACGTCCCATCCGAGCGTGCGGTTGTCGGGTGGTGGCGGTGCGGTCCAAGTCCGGATAGCGGTCAAGTAGTCCCCTAGTAAAACTCGATCTCAAGGTCGGCCGGAATGCCCGCCTGTGCGATGGCGTGCAGGCGGTGGTGCCCTTGCACAATGCTCGCCGTTCCTCCCCGCACACGCAGGCGCACTTTGTGGTGCTGCTTCTGCGGGTCCTTCTCCGTCCACTCTCCGGACTTTATGCGGTCAGCGAGTAGGTCGACCTTCCATTGAAGCTTACGCTTGATCTCGCGGTCCCCGTTCTCCGCCGACTCTTCCAGCCAGCGCCGCGCCTGGCCGGGAGTGACCAGCACCGGACGCCCTAAATGTCAGCGGGCGAGTCTGGCAGCGCCCGGAGCGTACCTTGCAAAGCCGAGACCGGCACAACACCGGCCGGCACTTCGCCGACCTCCGGCACGTGCAAGGCAACTACCGGATCCGGTGCGGCCGCAGCACGGAGGATCGGGTAGATCTCGTCCCAGTCCTTCTTCCATGCAGCGTAGAACTCCGGCCAGGAGGAGGCAGGGACAACGGCCGGCGCGCCGACCTTCTCCACGGCTTCGCCGGTCTCGGAGTCGATCTCCACCCAAACCGTCTGCACAAGTACCTTCAAGAGGTGCGCTGTTTTCATGTCTTATTGTACCACCTTAGAGGATAGAGGTAGCAACCTGACCGACTACAAACCAGTTCGTGCCGTCGGATTGGACCTCGATGGCCTCGTACTGAGTAGATAGAGCAACTGTAGATGCGCCGTCTATGGTCTCTGATGCGTGCTGGGAAACCGTTACAGTCTGCCCCGAGCTAATGTTCTTGATCCGGTATATGGCGCCGGCAGAAGGTGCCGGAAGCGTTACCGTGTACCCGGCGGACG